GTACTACAATACATCATGCAATAGAAAAAGCCCTACCGGTAAGGGGGCCGGTAGGGCGAGTCTCAACAGGAGAGCGAATGGGGAACTAAGTCCATCCGTACGAAGAGTGGGGGAGGACCTCTCTTCGCTGTGCTACTATAGCACCATCTGAGATAGATGCAATATGTAATGTTAGGTATTGTAAGGCCTCTGCAACGTGGCTGTGTTTATTTTTTTCGATGTTTCCAGTCTTAGGATGGAAGCGATACCCGCCCATCATGGCAGCCTTAAGTGCCATGCAGCTTGGATCGACAAGAAACGCGCTGTCGCCGTCTGCATGACGCATGAGAAAGTCATCCACCGCACCAAGCCGAGCTGTCACGTTGTTTGTCTTGGCCGCGATAACTTTCATCCCTTCGGCTTTGATGATATCAATCGCACTACGCTCGTCTGTTTGAGCGCGTTGGACCCCGGCGGGATCGACGACGACCATGACATTGGCTCCGGGGAACCTTTCGTAGAGGAGCGGCTTGAGGACTGTCCGGACAAATCGCTGGACTCCCATGTCGAAGCTGACTGCCTCCGCGAAGATGAGCGCCCGACCTCTGGTGTCGAGCTGCCCGATGACCGCTGCTGGGGTGAGCCCCAGATCCATCCCAATAATAAGTGGCCGAACACCATTGTTAATAGGAATAAGAGACTCATGGGCCATATGATAGTCAGGGCGAAAATACTTATAAACAGGTTGTCCTGCTGAGCTAAGCCCATACTCGCCATCGACGTAAACCCTGACGTATTCTGCACTCCGACCTTGAATGTCATAATAACCCTCCGGTAAGTTCTCAATGTTCTCAGCCTGATCACTACGACCACTCGGCTGCTTATACACACTCCACCCATTATCGTTAGACGAAACACCGTCTTCGGCGTCAAGTTTCTCCATCTGGTAATACCACCATGTATCCATCGTCGGCGGGTTGGTGTCCCCCCACATCCCGAACCATGTCGGCCCACCATCCTTCTTAGATGGAAATCTCCCAATACGCTTGGACATAGCATCAATAATCTCAGGCTTCATGTCTCTACACTCGTTGAACCATGCAAAAGTTAATTCGAGCGAGTTAAGGTTTGCCACATCATCCGCATCGTCGAGCGCACGGAACATAATCTCACACTCAATATCTCCCACCTTAAAGAAAAATGTCTTAGTCGTCCGCATGTACTTGCCGCACACACCCTCGGGGAACCAATCTAAGAACGTTTTGATCGTCGTATCCGCGAGCTGCCGGGCTGTCTCACGCACAACCGCCGCCCGCGACTTGCGTATGCCATTCTGGTTCGGCTCTTGCTGAGACGCTCGCCGGATAACTTCGAAGGTACTGGTAACGGATTTGCCGGAGCCGACAGGCCCCATGAGTACACGCATCTTGGCGTCGTCGGCCATGAAATTACCGCACACACGAGTAGGTGTATAATCAATGTTGTAGGCCATGTTCGGGGTTAACCTCTACTAAGATGACAATTGTTTGCATAGGTTCAAGAGGACAATGTGGCCTCTTACGGGGCGAATGTAACTTTACACGGTGTGATATGTCGAGGCGCTCCAGCATCGCTGCAAACGCCGACGCCTCCCGGATCGTATCAAAGATCTTAGCTGGCAGTTCTTTGTCGTTAACGGTAAACTTGTCAGGGAACATTTTCAATAATCTTTGGTGGCTGTTCTGCAACTTGTCCCCCTACTGGCACATTGATCTGGATGGTTACCCCGCCCGCTCCACCGTCTGCGATGGCCGATGCCTTTGGCTCGAGATCGCCCCACTTAACTGTAGACTTAATCAGATCGGCTTTAACCGAAGCACTGACCTCCGGCGAATGTATTAACGTCCAGCTCGTAACCAAAAGCTCTTCGGCTTGGGCACGAGCCTTCATCCGGAACGTCATGCCGTTCTCTTGGATCTCTTCACGCAGGAAACCAACCTTCTTCAAGAACACGCTGTCCGCGTTGTAAAGAGCGAGTTGGACTTCATTGATGCTATGGCGTGTTAGGATTTGATCAATAGACTCGCCAGAACCCTCGAGGGCTAGCGCAATATCCATCGCTAGTCTGTCGCTCCAAGGGTGGTACTTGATCGGTAAGTTGTCCATACTGTGAAGTTTAAGCCGATGCACGATAGAAGTCAAGAAGCAGAGTGAGTAGTAGAACGTGTTGTGGGGGTGTAAGCTTTTTAGGTCCGGGAAAGTTACGAATATGTAGCACTACAAAAAGAACAAAACGAGAACTACGTAACTTTACACTACATATTTTTTGGGTCGTGTTCTGAGAGGTTTACTATAACTGGGGGAGGCCCGCGCTCACGTGTCCATGTGCCCCCCGTCAAGCACCTAGACAAGCCTATAAAGCCCGTTTGTTTAGTATTATCAAGGGCTTATAGGAAGCGCAGAAACCTGCCAAACTTTACATTTACCGCAATTACTGCCATAGTTCAATCATCGAAACGGACAACAACACATTGCGGTACTGAACCGCACCAAGGTTTCTCAAGGAGGTGGAGGCCCGCTGGTAAAGATAAAAGCAAAAAGCTTGGAGACTACCAAGCGCTTAAAGTTTCGATTAACGCTTCTTAAGTTGCCGTCCAACGGTGGCGGTAGTACGGAAGCAAGGAGACAATGTTATGGCTAAAATATTCGAGCAGAACGACTACACTTCAGGGACCTTCTCAGTTACCGAACACGCTTCAAAAGGCGTGACCTTGATAACTGGCAAGAACTTCGAAGGCACTCAAGACTGTGAAACAGCTCCAATGGCGGTGGAAGCGGCGATTAAATTTGCCGACGACAACAAGATTGGACTTGACAAATGGTCTTTCTACGTTGAAGGCGAAAGCCAGAAGCGTGATAAGAGTGAAGTTCAGCTTCCAACAAGTGTTTGGAAGAAAGCTACGAAAGCGGGGTTCGAGTTAACCTGCGAAATGGGAAAATGGTCTAAGCCTCGGCTTACACTTAGACCCAAAGGCGGAACCAAGACGACTAAGAAAATCGTCCACACCGTCATAGCCTAACGGCAACCGGCCCAGACAGACAAAGTCTGGGCCACTCTTCTTCATCTCAACAGGAGTTAAGACAATGAAAATAGTTGGAAATGTGGAGACATCCACACCCTTCGCAAACAAGACAGTAGACAATTACCTACTTGATCTTGAAGTAGTCGCAACCTGCCAAGATCTAGGCGCAGATGAGGTGTATGAACGATCAAACAACTCAAACTGGCTCGGCGGCATCAAGATGATGATTGATCCGGCACCTTGGGCTACTTAAAATACCATGTGATCTACTTGGACGACGGTGAGCGCATCGTCTCCAAGTACGACTCACTCAGGATGGCCAAAGAAATGATGGCCTTCATTCAATCCTGCGCACGTAGCGATGGGAAAATCAGAGATATCGAGCTAATCAGGCACGACTAACCAATGGGGGGCTTCGGCCCCCCAACCTTTAGGAGAATAAAATGCTAGACCTTATAGTAAACATGGACAAGAAAGACTGGATGTGTTTCATCGGAGGGATGATTGCACTCCCTATATTTGTAGGAGTAATAATGTACTTCACATGGGTAATCGGTTTGATTGTCAACGGGTAAGAGTTGGGGGGCTTCGGCCTCCCTTCTTTTTTTTGCCTTTCTTCTGTCATTTAGTAGTAACCATACATCGGGAGGTCATAGAGTGCCGTACTTAGTACGAGAAACCAAGTAAGGTAGCCGTTTATCCCCTCACTTGACCATACATCGGGAGATCCGAGTATAGTTACACCTAATAATAGAACAAGTTAGGCTACAAAGTACCCAATCTGGCATACTTTACACTGGTTTAGGCAAAAGTAGGAAAAAACTTTGTTGTTTGTTATCAATTACTTAGCGTAACTTAACAGTTAAAATAGATTTCAGACCACAAATAAAGCCTATTTCAAAATGAAACTTGACAACCATGAAGCTAGCAGAAAACAGCCATATATATATATTACTTTACATACATTAAGGTAGAATAGGCAAAATATACCCGTTTTTAAAAGTATACACATAGATATTTTCGCACCTCTAGCGGTTGTCAAGTAAGCGCGTAATAATGTTTCGTGTTTTATGTATAGTTATATATTTACTAGAATATCTGCCCCTTATAAGTTAGAACACGCCTTTTTTGCCTAGTCTCATGTAACGTTGCTTTAAAAACAAATGGTTATGGCAGGTGTATAACCTAATCTCTCACTACATTCTAGCTATTCCTACGCCTATTCTAGTTAGATGCCAGTTAGAGGGTACATAGTCGAAGCCGAAACTTGACAATTTTCCGGAAAAATGCGAGGTTGTGTTTCGTTTCGGCGACCGCCGGATCGCAACAATGTGGAGTTACTAACATGACTAAGAAGCATACATATAAGCTGGTTGTAGAGCCAGCCGATGGAGTAACCCTTAAGTCTTCGACACTAAGGGAGTGGGTAATGGGCCAGATGTTTAAGGTTCGTTATTCATCATCACCACTATTCCGTACTAATAGCTACATCAGTAACGTAGATATTACTGAACAGGAAGTGTGGCACAACTCATCCTACCACATAGATTTCGTTTACCAGTCAGTGGCAGACCACATCAAACAGATGGAGGAAGCGTAACATGACCATACCACAAGAGCGTCTAGAAGATGCCGCTGAACGTACATTCTGTGGTACTGAGAGTGTCGGGTTCTGTGTTGCCTGTGAGATAGAGGTTAATATTGAGCCTGATGCTCACAAGGTGGAGTGTGAAGAGTGCGGCAACCATGCAGTCTATGGCATAGAGGAGTTAATCGTATGAGTAAGTTTGATATATTAAAGGCCCATGCTGAGAAGCATGGGTGGCCTATCATTGAGCTACAACCTGTTGACGTAGAGGACTCTATTCCATCAGAGGAAATGGTTAAGTGGATTGACTGGGCCATGAGTAAAGGTGGGGTTACTGATGAAATGCTAGACTTCTTGAAGAAGAGTTACTCACATGAGTGAGTTCGATACTTTAATGGAGATGGCATTGCCCATTGTCTATGCTGAGTGGTGTGTTGCAAACAATACTAACCCACTGATGCATGATCCACTATGCCCTGAGTTTGCTGTATTGGCAGCAGAACTTGTTCAGCAACAGCTTAAAGCACTGTCAGCAGATAGGAGAACAACATGAATATATTTTACTTAGACGATGAACCATTCACAGCGGCTAGGATGCATTGCGATAAGCACTGTGTCAAAATGATATTAGAAACAGCACAGTTGCTGTCTACTGCACATCGTGTGCTAGACGGTGATGAGTATGCTGATGATGTTGGGTTGTATAAAGCAACCCACAAGAACCATCCATCGGCTGTCTGGGTTAGACAGTCATGGGCTAACTATAACTGGGCATACGTACTATTTATTTCTTTATGTGCTGAATACTCTTGGCGGTACAAGAAAATACACGCTACTTCAACCTTGCAAATAGATTTGGAACTCCGTCCAAAGAACTTACCTGATGGGTATTTCACTGAGCCACCTCAGTGTATGCCAGATGAGTACAAAGATAAGTGTACTGTGACTGCTTACCGACAGTATTACTTAGGTGAGAAGATGTATATGGCTAAGTGGAAACATGATTGTAGTCCCACACCAGAGTGGGCTGTTTAATGAAAGGCGAAACTATGCATAGCATAGTCTACCAAGGGTATTGCCTTGGTACTGATGAGCCAGATAGCTTGAGGAGAGTGTAGGTATGAGTACACAAGCATTGAAACTGTTTGTCTTGAAGGATGACAGCGGAGCAGTTGTTACAGATAACAATAAAGTCCCGTTGTATTTCACCGATAAGATGAAGGCCAAAGACCACAAGTGGTTAATTGGTAACACAAAATGGACTGTGGCTAATGGCCCAGATCACCACAAAACAACGGGAGATAAGACATGAGGGCAACACAGCTAATAAGAGAGATGGTCAACCTGAATAGTGTTCTTCGTACAGTATGTATTGAAGGACCACCCGGCGGAGGGAAGACTACCATAGTGCGACAAGTTGCAGTACAGGCAGACAAGCACTACATCGAACGGCACTTACCCACCATGCCAGTGGAGGACTTTGGCGCTCCAGATATGCTGTCTAAAGAGATGTTCTTTGGATACAAGATGCCAGAGTGGTTCCCATATAAGGGTTCACCTATCGACGATGGGCGAGGCGGCATACTGCTCTTCGATGATCGTAACCAAGCCGGAGCCGATCTACAGAAGGTTCTTGCCAACATATGTCAAGCTCGTAACTTACATGGCGTAGAGTTAGCTGATGGGTGGCAGATCGTCAGTACAGGTAATCGTCAGGCTGATAGAGCTGGTGCTAACAGGGTGTTAAGCCACTTGCGAGACCGTGAGACAGTGTTGGACCTAGAGACTAACCTTGATGATTGGACAACTTGGGCTATAGACAACGGTGTAAACCCTAGTCTTATCAGCTTCATACGGTTCCGTCCCGGTCTACTGCATGACTTCGATCCACAACGTGAGAACAACCCAACACCACGTTCATGGGTGGAGGGTGTCAGTGATATCATTGACGTTGTGTCGCCAGACGCTGAGTTTGAGTGCTTCAAGGGTGCAGTTGGTGAAGGGCCAGCGGCTGAGTATGTCGGGTTCCGCAAGATTGAGCGGCAGTTACCTAACATTGACCAGTTGTTGATGAACCCAGACACGACACCAGTACCAGAAGAACCAGCGACACTCTATGCAATCAGTGGGGCTATAGCCCACAAAGCTACCAATGCTAACTTTGCAAGAGTGATTACGTTCTGTAATCGGATGCCTCCTGAGTTCGGTGTCTTAGCAGTAAGTTACGCTACTCGTAAGAACAACGAGTTGGCATCGACACAAGCCTTCACGGACTGGGCAGTAGCTAATCAAGACGTATTATTCTAGGGCATTTGTCGGGTAGGCTGGGAGACTAGCCTACCTAACAAGTTAGCAGAACAACAAGAGAATAACAGGAAAGAGAGGAAGTGAGTAATGAGTTTTACTTGGAGCTACCACGCAGTTAAGGACGATGATGTGTTTGTTGTTAATGAGCGACATGATTGTGATAGCGGCGTGTACTACGGAGAGGCTAGTCTTATGGCTGAAACCAAAGAAGAGTTAGTTGAGGTGCTAATCCAAGCAGCTAACGATATAGAAGCACAAATCAAAGCAGAAGGGGAAACAAAATGACACATCTAAGTTCAAACGCCGTGTTGGTTAACTTAACAGTTAGTCAATGGGTGGCTAAGAAGCTGGACAAGAAAGCCAGCAACATGATTGCCGATCAAGAGGGCGCAGATCGTCGGTCGGGTAACTACAACAAGTCCTTGTTGCCTACTTGCACTCAGCTTGATGCAGTCAAGCAAGAGACAGCGTTGATCCGCAAGGATTTCTACCAGAACACGTTGCCGTGGACGATTGAGGGTACATTTATCCTACCTAGTGCAAACTACCTAGCCTTCATCACTGAGTACCGTGGTAAGAAAGCTAAGTGGATACGGCTCGTCAACAAGTTCTTGGTAGGCTATGACCAAGCTCACCTTGATGCACAGCGGCTTCTAGGTGGTCTATACAACGCCAAGGACTACCCCACTGATGCCGAGCTAACAGCTAAGTTCAGTATGGACATGAAAGTTTTGCCTGTTCCAGCAGGTGGTGACTTCCGTACTGACTTGCCAGAAGCTGAAGCGGCAGCCATGAGGGCAGACGTTGAGAAACAGGTTGCAGAGGCCAGCACCATAGCCACCAAGGAAGTATGGCAACGACTGTATGACAAAGTAAGCTGGCTTCAAGGTAGACTAGCCGATCCAAAGAACGCCTTCTACAACGAGACGTTTGAGGATGCTAAAGAGACCTGCAAGTTACTCAAGAAACTTAACTTTACAGGTGATGCAGACCTAGAGAAGCTCCGGTTCGAAGCAGAACACAAGCTGTTTAAGCTACATCCGCAAGCTATTAAGAACGACCCTGTTGTCCGTAATGATACGGCGGCAGAGGCCAAGGCTATCATGGAGAAGATGAGCGTATTTATGGGAGGGTTAACATGAACACCAAAGAGTTTAAGAAGTTTGTTACAAGCAGACCAAAACAGGTTAAGGCTTGGTACAATAGGACTGAGCCAGACGCCATGAAGATACTCGTTAAGAAGATGGGTATCAAGGAACTAGAATACGAACTAGAAAGGGGTACTACAACATGACTTCAGCACCACAACCTGTTACCGAGCCGTTGACTCCCGCAGAAGAGGCGGCAATGGGCAAACGATTGAGTAAGGCAAAGACAGCCTTGATCCTAGAGCATCCCTTCGTCGGGACAGTAGCGATGAAGATGCCGATGGAAGTAACCCGCGCTGTTCCAACGGCGGCGGTGAACGGACGTAAGATGTTCTTTAATCCTGAGTTCTGCAACGAGTTGACAGATGAGGAACTAAAGTTCTTGGTAGCCCATGAGTGCTTTCATCCGATGCTAGAGCATAACTACCGCCGTGGTGAACGGGAGCCTAAGAGGTGGAACCAAGCGGCAGATTATGTGATCAACAAACATCTGACTGATGATGGCATTGGTAAGATGCCTGATGTTGGGCTGTTGTCTGATAGCATCTACAACGACGGTGGCGGTACGACGGATGGTATATATCACATACTACCTGAGATGGAAGACGGTGGCGGTAATGGTGGCAATGGTACTGGCCTTGATGAGTGCATGGACGGTGAAGGGACACCCCAAGAGCAAGCGCAAGAGGCGGCAGATTGGAAGGTGCAGATAGCTCAAGCGGCTCAAGCGGCAAGGATGTGCGGTAAAATGTCTGCATCTATGGAGAAACTTGTTGAGGAGGTGCTTAATCCCAAGGTGGATTGGCGTGATGTACTTCAACAGTTCGTCGTAAAGTGCAAGAGTGATAGCCGCTCTTGGGCTAGACCTAATCGGCGCTTCATAACACAAGGTATATATCTCCCTGAGAGAAGTGGTGAGTCGATGGGGCCGCTAGTGTTCGCAGTTGACTGCTCTGGTTCATGTTGGGGTGATATACCTCAGTTCGCTAATGAGGTTCGGACTGTGTTTGAGGACTTCAAGCCTAGAGAATTGCACGTTATCTACTTCGACAGTAGTGTGTCTCACTGTGACAAGTTTGAACCTGATGATGAGTTTCATATGGAAGGACATGGCGGCGGTGGTACTGCGTTCAGTCCTATCTTCGAAAAGGTAGAGGAGATTGGTGTAGAGGCCGAGGCTTGTATCATCCTAACTGATCTGTGTTGTCACGACTTCGGTGATGAGCCTGAGTACCCAGTGTTATGGGTGTCCAACGCTAACGGTGAAGCCCCCTTCGGTGAAGTGGTGATGATGTGAGTATGTCTAGGCTAGTTAAGATAGAGGTCACACGCACAGTTAAGCAGTTGTGTGAGTTCTATATAGAAGTACCAGAGGTGATGACCTTTGGTAACGTGCAAGCTCTAGCATATAATAAGTATGTGTATGGACTAGAAGATGATGAGTTCACAACACAAGACACTAACATAGAGGAGGTTAATATATGTATACCGAAACCGTAATCAGTGCTGTTGCAATACTAGGAGCCGTTGTGCTTCTCGTACAGCAACGTGTTGCAATACGCAGGTATGAGCAATGCCTATGTGATATCGCATTGGGTAGACTTAAAGTTGAAGTCGATGGAAGTAACATTAACGTAACAAAAATAGGGGATTAATACTATGGCTACAGTTAGATTTTCAGATGATCTACGCGACAACGTGTTGAACAATGCTAAGGATTTATTTGCAAACAGACTAGATACTGCACTCAAGAACTTCCCAGATGACTGGGGTATGCGAGTGTATAAACTTATTTACCGTGACCATATGGATACGATGGCTAAGCTACCTGCTGGATACCTTGATACAATAACTATACTACAGCTAGCAGGTTTCTCTTCGCAAGTCTCTCCAAACCCTCTTGGTAGGGCTGTGGAGATGCCTCTACCTACCAGTATGCCTATACCACAGCGTATAGAAGATAACCCCATGCATGGATTAGCTGACTCAGGTAATCGGTATAACAGGGACTATAAACTAAACCCATTTGATGATAGGTGGAATGAGTTCAAGGCTGAGTATACCGTGTACTGTGAGCGTCTTGATAAACTGTTCGATGAGCGTGATAAATTTGCCGCTAATGTGGATTTAATTATGAATACTTATTCTACTCTTGCCCCCGCACTCAAGGCTTGGCCTCCACTATGGGACTTGATACCAGCGGATAAACAAGAGAGGCACAAGGAAATAGTGGAGCGCAAGAAGAAGGATATACAACTTGAAAATGTTGTTGATTTAAATAGCATGACTGCGGTGTCTGCAATGGCTAAACTTACAGGGGGTAAATAATATGTCACGTACTAAATTCCAAACATACCAAAACTTATACGACGATTTCAAACGATGCCGTAGTCCTATCAAAGGTAGGCCCATCAACGGATGGAGCCGCTTGTATAAAGAGGACAAGGACTACGTTGTAAAGATGGTACAGTGGAGAGGCC